CACGGGTGAGCTACTTTATCATTAAATGCATAAATACCACCTAATACTGTTGATGGTGGCACCCATCTTTGTACTCCCAATAGATTATCAGGTACTTTAACCCAAGGCCAATACATAGCTGCGAAGTTTGAATCTCTAGCTTCAGCTCTTGTAGTAGCATCTGCTACATTTTTATCATACACAACTGGATCAATGATTGCAAAACAATCAGCTCTACTCTCACAAACATCTATGATTTTTGCAGATACAGTAGTGTGTACACTATCAATGATACCAGGTGCTAATATTAAATTAATATCATATTCATCTTGATTTGATAATAAATCTAAAGCCTGTTCATAAGCAGTTAAACCTTCAGCAGTTTGTTGAGGATTTAATCCTTGTGATTGTGTACTAATGTCTTCATAGAAATTAACTGCTTCAGTTGAAGTTCCATTATTGTTACCCAAAGCATCAAATCCAGTAAATCCATCTGTACCACCTAAGAATCCACCATTACCTGAACCACTACCTTCGGCTGGTAAAGAAGCAGATAATGAATCAAGTCTAATGTTACCATTTTCATCAATATAGTCGATTGTAGTTTCAATTGATTCAACAGTTACAAATTTAGATTTATTTGGATATGAACCACTTAATTGTAAGAATGGTTTACCATTTTCATCAGTTTTAACACCATATCTTTGGTCACCTATTGCTTTTGCAATAAAGTTTGGTGAATTTGGATCAAGACTTACACCATTATATGTTTCTATTGTTTGCTTTCTCTTACTTGAATCATCACCTCTCCTAATTAGAAGACTAAATGTTCCTTTTGATTTATTTAAACCTGTAACTTCATATCTGATATTATGTTTTGAACCACTAACAAGAACACTATTTGTTGTAACAGTCTCGTCAGCATTATTCACTATTGTTCCATCAGCTAATGTTTTTAATACAAATGATATTCCACCACCTGTAGTAGTTGATGTTCCACCTGCGAGTGCAAAGGGTACAACTGTGTGAAGAGTTCTAGCATTTTGTACAGCTCTTGCAAAAAATGTAGTAGTAGAGACTGTAGAACCACCTGAACCAGTTGAAATAGTTAAATTACCACCTGATCCTCCAGCTGAAGATGATATTTCAACTATGTTACCTTGAGCACTAGCTGAAATTGATAATCCATGTATTGATGAACTTCCAAGAGCATGTGCGAAGTTTATAGCACTTTGAGTTTGTTGAGAATCAGCACCATCAATTATATCATAAATTCCTATACCACCAAATGGTACAAATACTTGTGTAGCTGAATTTGTAAGTCCAAGAGAACTTGATACAAATGTAAAATCTACACCACCAACAGTTATTTCATCAGCAACTCCAGAAGGACTTACTGAACCTGAAGGTACATGTGTAAATGAAATTGATGCTGTTGCTACACCATTTCCAGTTGTTGTTGAAGAAGCAGTAATAGAAGTTGTAGCTGGAGTAAAATCTCCATCCATAATTCTAACTACTGTTAGTGAATCTGAATTTTTTAAATATGATTCAGCTGCATGTGATGTAAGAAATTGGTATGAATTTGAACCACTCTTGAATACATCTCCAAACTTGTTTTGAAAGTCTGAGTATGATGTTACAATAGTAGGTATTCCTGCAGGACCTTTTAAAGTTGGTCCAATTAATGCAGCTCCAATATCGGCCACAGCAGCCGGTAAAAACGACTGGTCTATCTCATTCGTAAATACACCGGGACTTATAATTTTTTCGGCCATTGAATTTCTCCTAAGTTAACTTATTTTTTTGAGGTAAATATACTATTTTGCGCATTAGTATTATTCATATATAAATATATGATTAATACCTCAAACGATAGTTTATTTTTATTTATTTAGATTTATTTGGGGTAAAAATATTAGTTTTAGGATCTAAAGTTCCTTCACCATATTTTTTTGTGATACCATCAAGAAATTTTTTTTCTTTTTCTTGTGTTTTTTTTAAAAATTCTTCCAAATCAACCTCTTGGTCATCTAATCTGATTTGAGCTAATTTTAATTGTCCAAAATTATTTTGAATACTTATATAATTATTTTGTATATCTTCAATCTGTTTCAATTCTTCTTTAATAAATTTTATTTCTTCCGCCATTATGTAACCTCTATTTTGTTATTATAGTTAATGTTATATATAAATATATATAAAAATTAAAAACGAGTAATTTATTTTTTTACTTGTTTACTTGTAGCATTACCTTCAAAACCAAATACAATTTTTGATGGTGTAAGTTCTTTTTTCATATTTGATACTTTATTTGTAACTATTGAATTTAAGTATTCAGGTAATAAGTAAGCTTTTGAAGTAACTGTAAATGTTGATTTTATGAATCTCTCACCATCTTGATTCATTTCTGATGCATCTGATATAGAGTCTATATTACATAAAAACTTCATATTAGTCCCATCACCCCAATATGTATGTGATTGGTCAACGAATGATTCAATCAATGGATTCATTTGTTCTATAAAGTTTGTCCAAAGTATAAATTCATATGTTACATCAGTATAGTTGGGCATTCCAGTAACTATATTTTCATAAACAGGTTGAACTCCCTGTTGAACAGAGAATCTATCATATTGATTATCTTTACTCCAGTTAGAGTTTCTAACTACATTAACATATTTACCTTTAACATCGTGTGAAAAAGCTTGTCCTGATAAATCATTTCTTGATATTTCAGTTCTTTTTAACATTATTAATGGAAGTATTAATGCATTATTCCTATCTCTTAATACACCTCTTTTTCTAGCAGATTTCCATCTTTCTTCATTTCCATAATAAACAGGTATTTTAAATGTTTCGTTAGCTTCTTTAACTAATGGTTTCATTACATTTTTAACATGATTTAAAACAGAAGTATCTACATCTTTAAGTGTTATTGCATAATTTTCTGAAAAGTTACTACCTGGAATAATAGTAGTTTCACGATTACCTCTAACAGTAGTTCCCTTTGTAGAAACTTGGTTAGCTCTATTAACTAATTCTCTACTAACAACTTCTTTATTTGTAATTTTATTAACGGCCATTTCGTTTCCTCAATGCTTTTAGTTTATCTTTTTTAGTTTTAACTTTACCTTTAAATTCTTGTGATTTGATAGAACTCATATCAGCTTTACCAATTGCAATCTCTTTCTTAATATCTACCTCAACTGCCCTTATACCTGTTTGACTTTTAGAATCAAAGTTATCTAACTTATTCATCAACTTACCCATCATTTGTTCTACTTGTAGATTACCATTAGGTTCAGGTGTATAAGTATGTTTTTTTTCACCATAAATATCACTATGATCCTCCATATTACCACTCGTTTCAACTTGTGGTTTAGGTTTTTCTACAAAGTTAGGATTTGATGTATCATACTTTATAATTTTTTTATGTGTTATTCTTTGTACAGCCATTATCTTGGTCTTTCTTCAATCTGTAATGATGACAATCTTGAACGATGTGCAGTAGCTACAATGTTATGTTTAAAGTTTGGATGTCCTGCAAACAATTGTGGTTCTGTTGTTCCATTGATTTCCCAATAGTAATCATTCCAATCCACAATATCACCAGTCTCAGGATAAAAGTTAAGAGAACCACTGGCTAAATTTTCTCTTTGAAAAAACATCTCTATACTTGAATTAGTATCAGAACCAAACTCATCTTGAGTTACTTCTGGTTCATTGTAATTTATTAAACAATTAACTCTAAACCCCACATCATAATATTTAGCAGTCGATTCACCATATAGATTGTCTTCTGTTCTTTCAACATTAACTTTATAAATATCCACAGATTGACCAACTAACTCATCAATCAATTCCTCATTCATTGAGTTAATTAAATCGAACTCTTTTTGTGGTATAAAAAATGGTTTTGTTTGTGACATTTATTTATCCTATATATATTTTAAGTGGAGCTTTGTTTAACACTTGTTGTTGAGATTCAGCCTGTTCTTGTTCTTGTCTTGACCTTTCAGATAAAGAAACTGCTTCTAAGAAATTATTCAATTCTTCTAAAGCATTAGCCTTTTCTTCTCTACCTTCAGCCTTTAAAGCTTCACCATCAAGTGATACTTCACCATTTGGAAGTGGCATTGAAGCATATTTACTTCTAATAATACCAAGTAATTCTTTAGCTAATGCTAATGTCATTTTTCTAATCCAATTTCTACCAGCTGCATTTATTTCTTGATAAGTAATAAATTTATAAGGTATGTTTGATGGGTCTGATACTTTACCATCAGTATAAAGTCTTGTTGTAGAAACTTTATCGTCTCTTCTATAATAATGGAAGATTATTTTATTACCACCATCAGAAGATTTTGGTCTTGGAAATATTCTTATTTTATTATTAACTAATTCAAATGAATATGCAGATTTTCTAACTTTATCATTTGTTTCAATTGCATTTGCTCTAGCCATATCATATGATATTGGTCTCATTATATATGAAACTGCAGGAGATACATTACCCATACCAAATGAATCTAATAATTCAATATTATCATATGCTCCAGCGAATGGGTCATAAAATTTAGATATAGCTGCTGGGCCTTCATTGAATACTCGTTGAACTTCAATTCTATCACCACCACTTTCAACCACATCACCTTCTAGTGTAGATTCTGTTGGTAAATCATAAACTTGTTTTGAACTAGATAAAGTTAGTGAACCTGAAAATAGTGTGGAATTACCACCAAGATTTACAGCCTCACCATATTGTTCAGCCAATGTTATAGATAATCCTAAATTTGGAGTTTCTGGTTCGTGAGAACCCATATCACCTAATGTAGAACCAGTTACTCTAGTAGTTGAACCATAATGTTCCCATAACCAATTTTTTGTATTGTAATGATTTATTTGTTGTGAATATTCTGATACTGCTTCTTCTAAACAAGCATATATAGAACCACTATTAAACTCCAATTGCATAACTGGATGTCCAAGTTTTCTAGCTACATACTTACATACTTGTAGACTTTCACTTTGAAATTGAATATCGTTATCGTAAATAGCATGTGGTGTTGAACCAGTTATTTGTGATACTGATGTAGGATCTTCATATATAAAATTAAACTTTGACATTTACTATTCTCCAAAATTGGT